TATATACTAAATATATACTATATATATTATTATATTATATACTACGAAGAGAATTTGAGAGTAATGTAGGTACGTACCTACATTTGTTTCGTCAACCTCGACTTCTTCCCGTCGTTCCGGTCAAAAGCCCCTGTCGAGTTCTTCTTCGGCCGACCGGTCGGTTAAATACAATGAGTGCTACAAAAACAAGATTTTCGGGACTTGGGTCCTAAAGTTTCAGTTTTTGTCCTTCGAGTCCTGGAAATGAACAAGGGTAAATTTCTATAGGTCAAGAAAACTTGACATTCACATCATGTATTCAACCGTGCGGTCAGTATGAGCCTTAGAGTGTGCGCAAGAGCACAGAAATCTCTCGGCCCTGTCGGCGCCTGTCAGGCCGTATGTGGTACAGTTCTATCTGCGACATCTGGGCAACCGGATCAGAACCATCAACCTTCGAGAGGAACCGACATGCCATTCGTAGCCGGGAAGGACCAGCGAGCCGAGCGCGCGCGGTACAGAGAGGACGAGCTCGTTGTCGAACGGGCCAAGTACGCCGCGGAGCTCCTCAGGAAGCGCATCAGGCGCGAGGGAGTCATCCAGTCCCAGTACTGCCAGGTCTTCGGGTTCAAGGCCCAGCAGACGATCCACAACCACTTCCGCTCCGGGAAGGTCACGCTGATCGACCTCATCCGCATTGTCAGTACCCCGGGGTTCGAGCTCAGCATCGATGACGTGCTCCGCACAGCCATCAGCATCATCCAGAGTCCCGCGGATGTCGAGCCTGATGAGGATGGGGAGCCCGTCCCCAGGCGGCGGAAGCGCAGGAAGCCGAAGCAGGAGGCCAGGCTCACGACGGAGAAGGCTCCTGCAAGGCCCGCGCTGAATGGCACCGAGGTTGATGAGGAACTTTTCCTGTCGAAGGACTACAGCCGGTTCGCCAATCTCTTCAAGCAGGCCACTGGCGAGGAGGACGACTGATGGCGCGCAACCTGGAGGACGATCTGAACGAGAAGATCGACAGGGCCATCCTGGAGGAGGCGCAGAAGCCCCGCAGGGAGCGCATGTCGAACGTTGCGCTGGGCCGGATGTTCGACGTCCACGAGACCACCATCAGGAGGCACAAGCAGGCGCTCCAGAAGGCGCTCAGGCTCCCTGTCGAGCAGGACAGGGACGAGTTCTTCGATATCCCTGTCAACGCCATCACGCAGCGCAGGAGGACCATCAGGCTGGAGGACGGCTCCTACGAGCGCGTCACCTACAACCCCGCTGTCGCTGTAGCCGAGGACGTCCGAGAGGCCTCCTACGAGGAACTGAAGAAGGTGTTCGACCGGGCCGTCCTCGCAGTGGCGCCCAAGGTTGATGGGGATCGGCCCAAGACTCTGGTCGTGTGCCTGTCGGACTTCCAGGTAGGTAAGACGGACAGCCTCGGAGGGACGCAGGAGACTGTGAACCGCGTCATGGGCACCCTCAAGCTGATCACCGAGTGGATTCAGGCCGAGGGCTCTTACGAGGAGATCATCATCGCCGATGTCGGGGATGTCTGCGAGGGGTTCTGGAACGTTACCGCCCAGCAGCAGACCAACGACCTGTCGCTCACGGATCAGATTCGCGTCGCGCAGAGGCTCATGGCCGAGGCGGTCGCGATGCTGGCTCCGCTGTGCACCCGGATGACCTACGTGTCGATCCCCTCGAACCATTGCGCCGTGCGGACGGGCAAGGGCAACGACAACCGGGCCAACTCTCCGGATGACGACTTTGGGTTGCTGATTGCGGATACCATTCAGGCGATCATGTCGGGCCGGGAGCCGTTCAGCCACGTGAACTTCGCCAAGCCCCAGAAGTGGGAGGAGGCCGTCACGGTGGAGACCGCCGATGGGACCGCTGTGGGCTTCACACACGGCCATCTGGCTGGCTCCCAAGCGAAGATTCCGTCCTGGTTCAGGGACCTCGCTTTCGGGCACAGGAGTGGCCTTCACGAGGCCTCGATCCTGGTCCACGGGCACTTCCACAACTTCGGCGTGTCGCTCGTGGGGGACAACAAGTTCATCATCGGCTGTCCGACTGCGGACAACGGCTCCTCATGGTTCACGAACCGTACCGGAGATGCCACTGACCCGGCGCTGCTGACTTTCGAGGTTCAGAACAAGAAGGCCAAGAGGTGGGAGCTCTGGTACGAGTGATCTTTGTTGTAGGTTTCCTCATGATCGTGGCGTTCGTCATGATCGCAGACGAGTACGGGGATGATCAGTGATGTTGTGGACTCTCTCAGTTCTCGCGGCCTGCGTCCTGTCGGGCGGACTCGGATACTTCGTCGGGTCGGAGGTGAAGGGGATGCACGATGAGGCTATCTTCGCGGCGTTCCTCAAGGAGGTCTCCGACGAGTCCGAGCAGATGAAGCTCCTTCTGGACTTGGACGACTGATGAAGGGGCGTTCGGTTCCGGCCCTCAGCGCCCTGTCGTACGCTTACGGCAGAGGGCTGGGGGCCGACTCGGTCGAGGAGCTGCTGGGCTTCTGGGCCTGTTATGTTTTTGGTTCCCAGTGGCGAGTGATAGGAATTCTCAATGAAAAGAACCGCAGAAGAGCAGAAGGCCATTGATCTTCAGAGGAAGAGCCTGGTCATTCGAGCCCTGCTGAGGGGCAAGCCGCGCAGCGAGGTGGCGGAGAGGTTCCAGCTCTCAGAGGCCGAAGTCTTTCGCATCGAGGAGGACTACTACTCCAGTCAGGAGTCGCTCTCCGAGCACGCCCAGCTCATGAAGCAGCTCACCCGCCTGGAGAAGCTCCTGGATGCGCTTTGGGATTCTGTCGTCGAGAATCCCCTGGCGACCAACCCGGACAACGTCAAGACAGCCCTGGCGACCATCGAGGCGGTCAGCGATCTGGCAGGCCTCAAGAAGACGAAGGTCGAGGCGGAGATCAAGCTGATTCAGCAGCAGCAGATTCCGATCATCGTCGCCTTTGTCGAGTCCGTCCAGAACAACATGGAGCAGCATTTGTTCCCCCTTCTTACAAAACGAGGACAGAAGCAGCTCGAAGCGCATCGGGAGGAGTGGCTCGCCGACGCCACCTCCAGTTCGGCAAGCATCCTGGAGGAACCCAAAGCCGATATGACCATCTGAGTGTGAGCAACAACATACTCTGAAGAATCAACAGGCTTCTAAGGTGTGCTACTATTGTCTATGCAGGCAGGGGGTGCGACCCGCTTCGGCGGCCCCTGGAGCGCTTAGCCTTTCGGCTCTCGCCCATCTGGTGTTTTCGGTTCCGCCAGATGGGCGATCCTGTTTTTATAGACTTGTCTCGAAGGAGGACCGATGGCGGAGAAGATAGACTTCCGGGCTGTCGCAGATCAGTTCGGCACGCGCTCCCATGAGCGAGCGATGCGGGAGGACCCTGTTCTCTGGGCTCAGGACCGGCTCGGAGACCATTTGTGGTCGAAGCAGCGTGAAGTTCTTCACTCTTTGCAGACTAATAAGCGAACCCTTGTCGCGTCTTGTCACGCCTCAGGTAAGACTTTCCTTGCTTCTCGGGCCATTGGCTGGTGGCTCGATGCCCATCCGCACGACCCCACCGAGACCCGTGTGATCACCACGGCGCCGTCGTGGAACCAGGTGAAGAACGTCATGTGGTCCTACGTCGAGGACCTTCAGTCCAAGGCGAATATGCCCGGACGCATCACTGGTAAGGCGGAGTGGACCTTCCCCGGGTTCAAGACGGCCACCGCGTTCGGGCGCAAGCCAGCGGACTATGACGAGTCCACCTTCCAAGGATTCCACTCCACCTACGTCCTCGCCGTTGTCGATGAGGCCGGTGGCGTGGCGGAGAACATCTTCACTTCTGTCGAGACAATCACCACGAACAAGCACGCGCGTATCCTCGCCATCGCGAACCCGGACGACCCGAACTCGTACATGGCGAAGATATGGCGCGACGAGTCGAAGCTTCCGCCCTCCGAACGGAAGTGGAACCTCATCACCATCTCAGCCTTCGACACGCCGAACTTCACCGGGGAGGAGGTGCCCGAGAAGGCTCAGGACAACCTGCTCCAGAAGGAGTGGGTCGATGATGCCGAGCGCCGCTGGGGCAAGGACGATCCTCGGTACGTGTCGAAGGTTCTCGCCAGGTTCCCCGACATCGGTGACGATGGCCTGTTCAACCTCGGCCGGGTGCTTCAGTCCATGAACGAGTGGGCAGACGACGAGTGGAACATGACCGCTCCGATCCACATCGGTGTTGACGTCGGTCTGTCCACCACCGGTGACTTCAGCGTGATCTCCACCTGCCAGGACGGCCATGTTGAGGTCGTCGAGCGGGTGAAGGGTTACGACGGGAACAGGCTCTCCAGACTCATCGGGCAGCACGCCAAGCGCCTGAGGGCGGAGGGGCTCGACGTGGACATCCGCATCGACGCCGTGGGCGTTGGTCGTGGTGTTCAGGCCGTCATCGACAACCACGTGCCCGAGGAGATTCCGGTCTACTGGATCGTTGGCAACGCGGCGTCGCCGGATAACTTGAAGTGGTACAACTTCCGCGCGGCGATGTACGACTCCGTCGCTCAGGCAATCAATGTTGGTGAGTTGTCGGTTCCGCCCGATGAAGCCGCTGGCGAGAAGACCGAGGGACTCTTCGATGAGTTCCGTTCGATCCTCTACGAGTACAGGGGGACCAAGCTTCTGATCCGCGGGAAGGATGAGCTGAAGAGGAAGGGCGAACCATCGCCTGACGTTCTGGACTCGATCTGTTACGCGGCGATGCCAAGCAGTCTGCTAACAGATGGGACCGACTCTCTTATCGAGGCTGATACCCTAATGGAGAGTACGGATTCCGAGTACTCACCTATAGACGAGTGGGGTAACGAGGAGTGGACCTTCGCCCCAGCCTGAGGAGTTGAACTGTGAAATTTGGCACATTTCAGATTGGCGGGTCCACCCAGCGCGTCCAGGCCCGGCTGACCGAAGCATCCAAGGCGTACGCCGCGGTCACCCGCGGAGCTGTTGCATCTCTCAACCGGGAGGATGTCGGCTGGTCCCGCTGGGGCGATGAGGACGCCACTTCCGACGTGGTATCCCTCACTGTCATCAAGGAGCACTCGCTGAGGGCTCGCAGGCTAGCCGCCTATAACCCGCTCGTCAAGCGCGGCATTGGTATCCGCAACGCCTATATGTGGAGTGAGATTCCTCGCATTTCCGGGATCAAGACGCCCGAGACCGCGGCGCTCTACGACACCGTCCTATCCCGCACAGCTCGCGCTCGGGACGAGGCGGCCTTCTGCACCGACGGCATCGTGCTCTACACCGTCCGCCGGACCGACAAGCGGGTGGCTCCCGTGCCCCTGTCGCGTATCCGTGGCATCGCCCGCGCCCTGGATGCCACCGATGAGGCCGATATCTTCGCCTTCTTGATCGACCCTGTGCCCGTGTCGGACACCCTCTCCACAGAGGAACAGGAGCGGCGTAAGCCAGAGTGGCACGTCGTCAATGGCAAGGACTGGGCGCCCGTCAAGGACGAGAAGGGCTATAGGACCGTTCACGACGACCGAGTCGTCTACGAGATGGTCAACAGGCAGATCGGTGAGCAGTGGGGCAAGCCCGAGCTTATGGGCGCCGTGTACTGGGCCCAGGCCTACAAGGAGTTCCTTGAGGCGTCTCATGTGATGACCAAGGCTCTCGCACGAATTGCGTTCAAAGTCACATCCGCCACAGCCAAGCAGCAACAGGCCGTCATTCAGCAGATGTCGAACGCCCAGGGCATCGGTGGTCTTGCTTCACTCGGTGCGGGTCAGGAGTTCACCGCCGTCTCCAAGGCCGGGGCGGGCATTGACTTCGGGGCTGGTACACCGCTCGCCTCTATGGTCGCCAGTGCACTCGATGTGCCCCTGTCGGTCCTCCTCACGGACGGTTCGGCCGGTGGACGACAGGGCGCTGAGACGGCTCTTGAGGACCCGACCTTCAAGGCCTTCGAGTTCCGCAGACAGATTCACAAGAGTCTCATTCAGAAGATTTTCCTGGCCCTCGGCAGGAAGGTCGAGGTCGAGCTCGCCCCCCTGTCGAATGAGCTCATTCAGCGCTGGGGTCAGGTCGTCACCCTTGGTCTCCAGAACGGAATTCTCCACAAGACCGAGGCGCGCAGCCTCTTCCTCGACAGGCTCCAGCCGATCAACGCCAGGCCGATCAACGACCTGCCCGTGTCGGAGGAGATTCTCGCTGCGAAGAGCCTGGCCGACCCCAACGCCGTGCAGGACAGCGTCGCTAAGAAGAGTAACTCTCGCACCGGCGTGGGCGCCATGTCGGACGGCACGAACGCTAACCGTGACGAGGCCGGTGGCGAGACTCTCGCCTGAGAAAAAGGAGAAACAGAAATGCGCACGGAGTACAGGTCCGCATTCCACGGAGGGGTGACCGCTCTTCTGGAGGCGGCCACTCCGGACGTGCTGTCCGGGGAGAAACCCGGTAGGTACCGCATCCGAATCATCTGCCCGGGGCAGGGCTCCAGTGGTACCTACTCGGAGGCCAACCTCGCCGCCTCTGTCGGTCACTTCCCCGCTGGGACACAGATGTTCATGGACCACCCATCGAAGGATGAGGACGTGAACCGCCCCGAGCGATCCGTGAAGGACCTCGCGGGGCGGCTGGTGACCGACGCCGTTGTCGGTCTCGATGGAGCACTATACGCCGAGTGCGAGGTGTATCCGTCCTTCAACGACATCATTCGTGAGAAGTGGCAGGACATCGGTGTGTCGATCAACGCCTGGTCGGAGAACGGTCTGGACGCCGACGGCATTGTACCGGTATTCGATGGAGTCACTTCTGTAGACTTCGTAACGAAGGCGGGCGCAGGTGGCGCTTTGCA